TCAGTCACCTCGATTCTCTTGAACTACAGCAGAGTCGCCCATCGTCAAGTTCACCTGAGTTGCATCGATGTGCGGCACTCCGGAGTCAATCAGTAATTCCGGGATCGGCAACCCTTGTCCGACACGTGAGAGGATCCGCATGATCACGGCCATGGTTTCGGGGAGCTTGTCCCTGGGCACCCGCGCCACGAGTGGGGCGAACACGCCCAACATGTCTCGCACCTCATGTGTGATCAGCCCGTAGTCGGATGGAGTTACGCCAAGTGCCGAGAAAATCTTGACGAGGTTGTCCTGTTGTCCCGCTGCGCCATTCTCGATTCCTTTGATGGTTCCTGCCGGCACTTCGGATTCGCTTGCCAATTGGTCCCTTGTCCAGCCGACCGCATCTCGGATGGCGCGTATTTGCGGCCCGTATGACCGCCGTTCTGTTTCGTCCATGACTTCTGCTCCGTTGTGCAGGATGTGCGACGTGATTCGCCGCAGTGTAAGTGCGAGTTGAGGTTTCAGATAAAGGTTGATTCCTCAATTCGCACTCGAGTTTTCAAGGGTGGCAATAGACTTCGTTCAATGCCATAGAGAGCGTTCAACTGAAGATTACCGCCCCTGAAGGGCCGACTCGAGGGAAATCCATTATGCCGAACCGGGTTGCGTTCTTGTGTCCAATTCTGACCGTCAGCCCTCATGAGCTTCATGTTCTCGGCATCGTCCCCTGCGAGGCGTCGGAGGAGATCTTCTACCAGGTGGACCGCGGCGAGATCATGGCCGAGATCGGCGCTCTCGTCTCCACCGAAGGGAAGGTCTACGTAGTTCCTCGACATGGGTGCACTGAACTTCAGTGGTCCCTATTGCTGGGCGCGGCCGAGTACGCCTTCCTTTCGACGCCGTCAGCGCAGGGTGGTTGGTACTTCAATCCTGATGCTGAGGAGTGTTGGGAGACGTATGTTTCCGTTCATATTCCCTCCGCTCCCGCTCGTCAAGAGGCACTACTTTCGGACCAGCGCGCCGAGGACTGGGGTCGGGCTGCTGCCTAGAGGCAGCAATCATGGGGGCTCCGCCAAACCCAGCTTCTCCATCAAGCGTCGGATTGCGCGTCGCGTCCTGCGTGCTCGTGTCTTCATTGCCTAACTCCTGTCGTTGCGCTACCAGTACGCGAAGCAGCCCGATTACTGCTTCACGCTCTTTCGGCGACAGGTCGTCAACACCTGGGGGTAGCTCCGCTGCAAACGGAGGGCCCGGTACGCGACGCCCAGCTGCCATGAACGCGGTCTCTTCGCCAACGCCGGCCAGCCATGCAATCGCCCGGATGGTGTCATCCGAGGGAGTGGACTTGTAGCTCCCACTCTCGATCGCATTAAGCGTGGTGCCGACGATCTTGTAGCCGGCTGCCTTTGCCTGCATGGCCAGCTGGCGGATCGATGTCGCTCGCTCCCTGCGAGCTTTCCCGATCAAGCCTTGGAGACTGTCGACCTCGTTCATGGTTGATACGTTCCCCTGCTGGTTGTCGCTTGTGCCAGATGGCTGTGCGAATTTCGTGACAAGTAACAAACACATCATTGCAGGGTTGGGCAGTGTTTCGCCGCTTGTCCTCTTGACAAGTGGATGACAAATGCTGTGTACTCTACTTGTCAAACCAAACATGGGAGAGCATGATGAGACGAGTACGACCACCTGTTCGACGAAAGGACGTTTGGATGAGGGTCAAGGACCCCGGCCAGATCCGGAGATGGAGGAAGCAGTGCCACTACAGCCAGCGCGAACTCGCATTCCTTTGTCGGAAGAGTCAGAACGCCATCTCGCTAGTCGAGAAGGGTGAACTGAGAAACATCACCGAAGACTTCGCTGTCGCACTAGCCGGTCGCCTCGGCGTCCCGTGGGAGGACCTCTTCGAGGCTCACGAGATTGAAGCCAGGCCTGCTGTTTCAAGTGCTGTGCGCAGCGTTGGTGAGAAAGTCCCCGCATAGAAAAAGCCGCCACCTGCTCGAACAGATGACGGCCAGCGAACCCCACCACACAGAAAAGGAATCCAATGACAGATCTTACTTTGTTCTCCGGCGAATCGCCCTTCGACTCAATCCGTCAGGTTCGGCCAGATGGTTCGGAGTTCTGGTCGGCCCGCGACCTCATGCCGCTACTTGGATACGAGAAGTGGGAACGGTTCGAGGACGCTATCGATCGGGCTGTCGACAGTATGCGAAATAGTGGGCAAGACCCCTTGCGTAACGCTTCCCGGCGACGGGAAGCGATCGCGAAGACCGCCCGCACCAACTGGCATCTCTCCCGCTTCGCTTGCTATCTCGTGGCCATGAATGGTGATCCCCGTAAGCCGGAGGTCGCTGCCGCGCAGGCATATTTCGCGATCCGTACTCGTGAGGCTGAAGTAACCCCCAAGCCCGCAGAGTTGTCGCGGCTCGATCTGATTGAGATCGCCCGCTCTGCCGAAGTGGAACGCCTGGAACTCGAAACAAAGGTTGGCGAGCTCGCACCAAAGGCAGAGTATGTCGACAGATTCGTCACCGACTCTGATCTACTCAGCTTCCGCACAGTCGCATCCACGCTTGAGGTCCCCGAGTCCGAACTCCGTCGAATGCTGATCGAGCACGGATGGATCTATGTCGAGTCCGCAACGCGATGGTCCGAATCGAAGCAGGAAAAAGAGTCCATCAACCGGTACTCGGAGTACTCGCACAAGAAGCCGTACTTCCGTCGCATTGAAGAACATAAGGCTCCGCGATTCCGCGGCGAAGTTATGCACACGTTGAAGATCAGTCCAGCTGGCGCGAATGCGATTGACCGAGCGGTGGCGCGTTGGCTGTCGGGCGAAAAGGATGCAGCATGAGTGCAATCATCGAATCCCCCTGGATGGATGTGAACGAGGCCGCGGCTTACATGCGCCGGCATCCCGTCACTGTCCGCAAGGATCTTGAGTCCGAGCGCCTTCTCGGGTATCAGCGCAAAGCACCGAATGGTCACTGGCGAATCCATCGCGACGACTGCGATCGGTTCCTCCGTGGCGAACGACCATTGTCGGTGGCGTCATGACCATCAACGCCCTCCGAGCCACCATCCTCGCCGCTACCTTCGGTCTCGCTGCCTGGGTTGTCGTGGTGTGGACGATCGTCACTCTCGCCGATGGGAGGTTGTCATGAACCGAGATCGACTTGTCGGACAGGATTTCGCAGCAGCCGGAGCCAGGCTCAAGGCATGCCGCTCCAAGGCGGGCCTGTCCCAGGCGCATCTTTCCCGGAGGTTGTCCGAGGTTGGGCTGAAGATCCACCCGACTGCAATCTCAAGAATCGAATCCGGTTCACGCGCCTCAACCTTTGTTGAGATCGCATGGATCTGCCAGATCCTTGACGTTGACGCACGGGATCTGGTCGAGGCGGTGACGGAACCCCCACCAGGGACGTCGATTCCGCGAGCCATGATTCGCACCTTCGACGGTCTCGAGGTCGACACCATCGAGCCCATCCCCGCGCACAACCTGTCAGCCCAGATGACCGACCTCGCCCACGGTGGCTACTGGAATTGCGAACTCACCGGTGGTGGATGTGTCCAGCAGTTCGGTGATGAGCTTCTCGTCGGCCCGGACGAACAGCATCTAGTTCCCCTCGCCCTCACCGGCTGACCCCCAATCTCCGGTGACGTCAACCGAGTAAGACCGCGACCGGTCCCGATGGCCGGCACCCCGACGTCACCGGCTCAACTTCCCACTCCTCCCTGAAAAGGACATTTTGTGATGACGCATACCCAAATGGCCCCGGCGTACGTGGCCGCAAGCAACAAGAAGTGCCCCCTGACTGTGCCGTTGGCGGCGCTGGAACCGGTCGATGCTCCTGTGTTCGACGCTCTCACTACGGCTCTCGCGGTTCAGTGGCCGGATGAGTCGGATGTCGATCCGTACGACTTCGACGAGATCACTGTCGAGGACGGCGAGATCTACTTCGCCGATGAGGATCGTCTCGATGAATTGCCAACGGAGCCAGCGCCTCCGCTGGTTACGAACTTCGGCGTCATAGCCGGGGGAGTGTGCACCACCATCGTCGTGGTTGCACTCGGAGTCATTCACCACTTCGCGCCCTTCGGCGGTGTGGCATGAGCGGCGCAGTGTCGGGCGCACTCTTCTCGGTAGTCGGCCTACTCCTGTGCTTAATCCTTGCGGGATGGGAAATCCGTGACGGAAGACCTGGTCGAGCCACATTCTGGGGAGTCGTCGCAGTCTTCAATCTCGCCGCCCTTGCATATGGGCTGAGTGGTGCATCATGACCGCCAGTCGAGCCTCCGGAATCGTCGCCTCCGCACTGGCTTCCGCGAAACAGGACGGCATCAACTACCCCGAGCATGTCGCTGACCGAGTCCTCGAAGCGCTGGAGGCCAAGGGGTTAGCGGTCACCGCGAAGACGGCGCAGCAACCGTTCCATGGTTGGCCGACATGGGCCGACGTCCCCGAGGGGGTGTGGGTCCGTGGCGAGAAGGCATCTCCGAATTGGGAGTGGATCAAGCGCCACGGAACCGCATATGCGTTGGACCTCAACCACAACGCCGGATGGTCGTCGATTCTGACTCCGAGCCAGTTGGATGCTCTGGCCCCATTCAAGGCGGTGCGGTCATGAGTGAACAGTTGACCGATCCCATCGCAGCGCACCTGACGGAACTCATCACGGATGCACCTGATGAAGACAACTATGACGCGGGATATGTTGCCGCTCTGGCAGACCTCCGTGGCTCGGCTGCCTTCAAGTTGGTGGTGGAGCAGCACACCAACGGGCGGATCGCGGAACTCGACTGGGACGAGCTCGTCGCAGCGATCCCCGACGGCTGGGAACTACAGGAAAGCGCTCACCTCGAAGAGGTCAGCCGAGTACGGCAACGAGACCTCGAAGCATCCCAAGCAACAACCGCACGGTGGCGTGCCCGCGCCGAGAAGGCTGAGGCCACGATCGCCCGGGTGGAGAACGCGCTACCCGACACCAAAGACGCCGAAGCTGACGACATGCACGACATCGGCTGGGGCCGAGGACAGCAAGTTCTCGCCGGGTACATCCGCTCGGCAATTAAGGGCGACGAACTCCGCGCAGCCCTGGAAGGGAAACAGCCATGATCCCCGACCCACCCACCGGCATGGGGCCATGGGAACAGGTGCGGCAGTTGGAGTTCCTCCGCGCCTACAAGGATGACCTCCCAACCCTGCGCATCGAATCGACCATCGCCGATCGGCACTACACGACGTTCTGGATCTCCCACTACAAGAACGGGGGTCGACCATGAAGACGAAGAAGTGTGACCACTGCGGTCGGAAGCGTCCGATCATGGCCGGAATGTTCGTCGGCAAGACGGGGGAGAGGTTTAATCTCTGCCACCCGGACTTCGCCGACCACCCCGTATTCGAGCCAAACGGTGACAGCCCTGACTGCTATCGGCTTGTGACCGTCTACGGCGAAGAGATCGGCACGCGAAAGGATCTCAGCCTCGACGACCCCTGCGAGAAGTGGGACCAGCGAGACACCGACCACGACGTCGACCGGCTACGCGACGTGGAGATCGGACTATGAACCACCCCGATTGCACATGCGCCGGCGGCAACGACGCAGCCCACTTCAAACACGAAGCATTCTGCCGACTCCGAAACCCAGGCGGCCGACCACCACCAGGCAACTGGCGACCACCGGTGACCGAAGAAATCATCGACGGCCACAACAAGATCGTCATCGCCAACTACGGCAACCGCGTCGAAGTCAACACCTACGAACGCAGCATCCACGACGAGAACAAGTGGGAATGCGTCAGCTGCGTAGGAATGACCACCGCCACCCTCCGCCTCAAACTCAAATCCATTGGAGTACTCAATGACTGACATCATCGATGTCTACACGGACGCCGAACTGGCGAACCGTGCCGTCGTCCTCAAAGCCCTCGCGTCCGCGGTGCTCGACGAGTTCAACCACGTCAAGTCCATCGCAGGAAACCAGCTCGACAAAGGCGACAGCAAAGCGGCCCGACTCGGTGACGAGAAGCTGGGCCGGTTGTCGAAGTCGGACCCCAAGCCGACCGCGAAGGTCACCGACCCGGTGAAGTTCGATGCCTATGTCCGTACACGTTTCGCAGACAAGCTCGAGCTCCGAGTCGAACTGGGGGATACCGCGGAGATTTGCGCGGTTCTCGCCGACGCTGGTGCCGACGACTTGTACAAGCACGTCGAGTCCATCCCCGACTGGCTGATCCAGGAGCAGTTGAAGTCCGCCCTCGCTCCCGGTGCTGACATTCCCGGCATCACCGTCACCACACCTCCCGGCGTCGTCTCCGCAACGCCGACACCCGCGGCGAAGGCTCTCGTTCAGGAACTCCTGGCAAAGTCCCCGATCCCGCTCCTCGCTCTCGAATCTCCATCGCAGGAGGATCGACCATGATTCAGTTCGAACCCGCAACCAAGAAAGCATCGAAAGCCCGCATCGCCCTGTGTGGTCCGTCAGGATCCGGTAAGACCTACACCGGCCTGGCCATCGCTACCGCTCTCTCGGATCGCGTCGCAGTCATCGACACCGAGCGCGGATCAGCATCGAAGTACGTCGGCCTCAATGGCTGGCAGTTCGACACAATCTCACCCGACAAGTTCTCGCCCCTCTCGCTCGTCGAGGCATTCGGAGTGGCCGCAGGAGCTGGATACGGCTGCGTGCTCGTCGACTCCCTCTCGCATTACTGGATGGGCACTGACGGAATGCTCGAGCAAGTCGACCGCCGTAGCACGTCGAATAAGTTCACCTCGGGATGGAAGGCAGTCGGCCCCGAAGAGAAGCAGATGATCGACGCCATGCTCACCTACCCGGGGCATGTGATCGCAACTCTCCGAACAAAAACCGAGTACGTGATCGAGGAGAACGAGCGCGGCAAGAAGGAACCCCGCAAGGTTGGCATGAAGCCGATCCAGCGTGATGGAATCGAGTACGAGTTCGACTTGATCGGCGACCTCGATCATGAGAGTCGTCTGACAATTTCGAAGTCCCGCATCTCTTCCTTGGCTGGTCAGGTCATTGCGAAGCCCGGTGTGGATCTGGCTGCGACGATCGCCGACTGGCTGGCTGACGGTATCGATGTCCCGTCTATTGCCGACTACCGCCAGCGTGCGGTTGACGCCGGCACGCGTGACGAGCTGTTGGCAATCCTCAAGGAAATCGATTCGGCTCATCTGTCGAATGCGCCAACGGTTGACGACGACGGTCGGCCGACTGTGTTGCGCGCCTTCATTGTCGCTCGCGGCCAGGCGCTGACCGATCCCGGTGCAGCATGAATGACTACAACCCAGTCACCGTCGAGCAGGCCATCCGCGACTGCTCGAACCGAATCTCCAAAGGCGTCACCGTCTGCGCCAACACCTACGCCGCATTCCTGAACGCCGATCGCGCCTACGACCAGGCATATGCGTCTGAGTACATCCGCGCATCCGACAAGCCTGCGCATGAGCGCAAGTACGTCGCCGAGCTCGCCACCACAGGGGAGCGAGAGACTCGCGACCTTGCCGACGCTGCTTATCGATACTCGGACCGTCAGGCCCGAGCGTTGGAATCCGAACTCCGCGCCTGGCAAAGTGTCGGCGCTTCCATCAGATCGGCGTATGCCGTTGCAGGACGGGGCGAATCATGACCAGTATCTATCTTCCCTTGCTTAATGTTCTCGACCACGAGCCCTGGACAGGCAAGGCGCTCTGCTGGGGCGGGGATCCGGACACGTGGTTCCCGACCACCGGCGGGAAGTCGCACAATGCCGCAATTCGAGCGTGCCGATCCTGCCCGGTAATCGGACAGTGCGCCGTGGAGGCTTATGCCGCCGACGAAGCGTGGGGCATCAGGGCTGGCGTTTATCTCGACACAATGCCGAGCAAGGTCCGCCAGACAGCACTCGCCGACATAGCCACCGAGAATGGCTTCGAGGTGCCAGATGGGGAGACAGCGAGTTTCGTTCATCATTCGAGTTCGATTGGCGCTCAAGTACTGAAGGAGCGAACACACTGCAGGCAAGGTCACGAGTATACATTTGAGAACACAGGCACGCATCGTCGGCGCAATGGGGCCGAGTCTCGATACTGCAAGACGTGCGCTGCTGCTTCTGCCGCCCGCCGTGAAGAGCAGAGGGCCGCGGGGGTGCCATCATGACTACCTCGGCCAAGCTCCCGTGGCGCCTTGGTCGCGAGGTAACCCGGCGACGTAGCGCCCATCGAGCAGCGCAAGGCGCGCCATCCAGGGTTCCAAGCTCTCGTGTGCAGCAGCACGTGAAGGAGCTCCGAGCGGTTGGAGTTTCTCGGGGGATGATCTCGGCGGCTAGTGGGGTGTCGGTACAGGCGCTCACCTTCATCGAAGACGGAACATTCGAGTGGACCTTGGTTGATCGAGCTGACGCGATCCTGAAGGTCACGGTGCATCCACTTCCTTGCCAGTCTTGGGTTGTCTCGGTTGGCGCCCTACGTCGAATGGAAGCACTTCGCGCCCTAGGGTTCACAGTTCCGAACATCGCCGACAGGCTGGGAGTGAGCCGTACGAGGGTTCTCGACATGTGGGGAAGACCTGCGTGCACCTATCGTCGCTGGGCTGCGATCCGCGACCTATATGACGAGTTGTCAATCACTCCAGTAGGTGAGCTACAGGGCAGTCCGCATGGGCGGGCTCGAGCCCTCGCGATGCGGTCCGGCTTCATCCTCCCCATGGAGTGGGAGGGGTACGACATCGATGACCCCCGCGTGGTGCCTCCAAGAGCCGTGCGGAAGTCGGGCGATATGGCGGCGACCCGGGAGGTCGATGAGGTCCTTGTGCAACGCATCGTGGATGGTCGACATGAGGGTGTGCCTCCAAAGTTGGAACGAGATGCCGCATTTCGACGGCTCGACGAAGCGGGATGGTCGGCCACTCGAATTGCCGAGCGTCTACATGTCACACCAAGGACTGTCGAGCGACTGAGGGCGGCCGCATGAGCCTCCGCAGAACACCCCTCAAGCGCACACCCATGAAGCGAACCCGCTCGAAGAATCAGCCCACCCGGAAACGTCAGCGTGACACCGGCTTCCCGGAGTCGGTGAAGAAGCTGATCCACGAGCGGTCCGGTCGACGCTGCGAAGTCCGTCGGGTCTGCCATGGGGATGCGGCGGTGCAGATCCATCACCGTCGCCCTCGTGGCGCCGGCGGGTCGTCGGTGGCATGGGTGAACCAAGCGGCGAACGGGCTCGACGTATGCCATGCCTGTCACCTCCGAATCGAGTCGGCCCGGGAGTTCTCCGAGGCTCACGGCTGGCTCGTGTCGATGAACAAGAAGCTGCGTTCGGACGAGGTTCCAGTGCTCCTCGCCCACGACGCAGAACCGGTCCTGCTGTCCGACGACGGCACTATCCACCGACCAACCAAGGGGGACTAGATGGCACGAGAGCATCGCAAGAAGGTCAGCAGGTCGGTGCGGGCCAGTGTCTACGTCCGCGACGGCTGGACGTGCCAGTACTGCGGGCTGAAGTTCACCCCCGAGGATGGGCATGTGAGCGGCCGATATGCGCCCTACGAAAACGGCATCTGGCTCGAATTGGATCACATTGAGCCATATTCAATTTCACTCAATAACAGTGCCGACAACCTGCTCGCCGCCTGCACTCCATGTAACCGGCAGAAAAGTACGTCGACAGTTGCAGTCGATTGGCCGGTCCGAATCAAGGTGGCCCGAGAAATCCTGGATTCAGGGCCTGCCAACAGTCGCACCGCAGCCCGCGCCGTAGAGGCATTGACGGGCGCCCGGTTCAAGCCAGGTGGTCCGTCATGAGAATCCGATCCATAAAGCCGGAGTTCTGGCGCTCAATGGACATCAGCAGTCTCGACAACTGGATCGACAGGTTCATTTTCATCGGCCTCTGGTCCTACGTGGATGACAACGGCGTTGGGATCGACAGGCTTTCGCTCATCACCACAGACTTGTTCGCAGATGACGTGGAGCGAGACCCTCGCGAGACATTCGCGAGAGTCTCGCGAGGGTTACAGAACCTTTCCGAAGCCGGTCTCATCGTTCGCTACAGCGTCGCGGAACGCTCATTTCTCTACATCACCAACTGGTCGAAGCATCAGCGGATCGACAAGCCGAACAAGTCCCGCTACCCCGACCCCACCTGCGACGATGCCGAAATTCGCGAGACCCTCGCGAGAGTGTCGCGAGAGTCTCCGGAGATCCCCGCGCCTGGAACAGGGGAACAGGGGAGCAGTGGAACAGGGGAACAGCGGAGCAGATCTTCTTCGTCGGCGATGCCGCCGAGGGAGGATGTCGAATCGATCTGCGGCAGATTGCATGACCGAATCGTCGCCAACGGATCGAGGGCAACCATCGGTGACTCTTGGCGCAATGAAGCCCGGCTTCTGATCGACCGAGACGATCGAGACATCGACGAGGTGCTCGAGCTCATCGACTGGTGTCAGGCCGACGACTTCTGGAAGTCCAACATCCTGTCGATGTCGAAGTTCCGCCAGCAGTACGACAAGTTGCGTCTGCGCCGCGAATCCGAACGACCATCCGCGCGCCCTGGGGCGCTACAGAACGGCATCTCACGCCAAGACGCCAAGGTCAACGGATATCTCGCCTATGCCAATCTCGATAACCAGAAGGAAATCTCGTGAACGAACACCAGCAGACGGCAGCTCTCGTCCTGGCGAAGTGTGCGGCGAACGATCCCTGGTTCCCCAATGGCGGCGAGGCGATCGTGATGGCGTGGGCGGAAGTGTTTGCCGAGTCCGGGCTCGCTCGTGAGGAACTCCTCGCGGGCGTGGCCCGGGCCTACCGGCTCGAGACCGAAGGCTTCAAGCCGCTGGCGGCGTCGATCGTCAAGCATGCATTCGCCGCGTACCACGACTCGCTCAAGTCCCTCTCGGATGAGAAGCGGGAATCGATGGAGGAGGCGTCTCACATCCTCCAGGAGCTCGGTTTGACTCCGCCGCAGGCTCATCGCTACGTCCGGCGGATTGCGCTCGGCAGGAAGCCTCTGGTGGCCCTGACGCCGGAACAGGATTCGCAGCTCCGGATCCGACTGGCGGAGCGGCAGGCATTGAAGGCACTCCCGGCCCGTAAACGGTTCCTGATGGGAATCGTTGGCGAGTTCGGGCAATCACCCCAACCTAACCCCGATGGCGCGCCCACGTCGCGCACAGCCCCGGGAATCGACCTCCAAGAACAGGACCACTCATGAACCGCTACTTCTACGACACCGAGTTCCTTGAAGATGGCAGCACGATTGATCTGATTTCCATCGGAATCGTTTGCGAAGACGGGCGTGAGTACTACGCCGTCAACTCCGAAGCCAACTGGGATCGAATCAGGAAAGACGACTGGTTGATGGTCAACGTCGTGAGTTCACTTCCAACACACAGCAGAGGGCAAGTCGAGAAGCGCCGGGGATTCGGACAGTCGGGTTACTCGTGGGGCGGCCTCGATATGAGTTCCACTCTCGTGAAGCCGAAGTGGGTCATCCGGAATGAGGTGCGTGAGTTCCTACTCGCAGAACCGAGTCCTGAGCTGTGGGCCGACTACGCGGCTTATGACCATGTGGCGCTCGCTCAACTGTGGGGGAAGATGATCCATCTTCCCTCCGGCCTGCCGATGTACACCCGGGACTTCCAGCAGCGACTCGACGAACTGGGCCGCCCAGAGATTCCCGAGCAGGTCGACGGTGTGCATAATGCGCTCGAAGACGCTCGGCACCTAAAGCTTTGCTTCGAGGCTGTCCGACCAGGCGGTGAGCCAGCATGAACGACCACGGACCCGACTGCATCTGCGCCACTTGCGATCCCGAATGGGCGAATGACATCGCACGCCACAACTCAGTGCAGGTGGCGGCATGAGCTACGTCATCCTCGAATTCAGCAAAGGCGCGAAGACCGCCGACGGCGTTCATGGCCCCTTCCAGCGCCGAGGTGACGCGGAAGAAGAAATCGACGCACTACGTGACCAAGAGTTCCACCTGCGTACGGGATTCACTTACTCCCTCGCTCGAATCTTTGGGGTGAGGGAATGACGAACCGCAACAAGGCCAAGGGCGATACTGAGGAGCGGGCAGTCCTCGCCATCCTCCGTGCCGCAGGATTCCCCCACGCCGAACGAACCAGAGCAGGCCGCGCCGAAGATCAAGGCGACATCTTCCTCGACAACGCAGTCGGCCTCGCGCCCAGCGTGATCGCCCAAGTCAAGAACGTCGCAACCCCGAACTGGACCGCATGGCTAGGGGAGCTCGACGACCAGAAGCGGCGATCGAAGGCGGTGCACGCATTCCTGACATGGAAACGCTCCCGCCCAGGGGGTAAACCACCCCACCGACTCGCCATCATGCCGCTGACCGATTACGCCCAACTTCTACGAGAAGCGGGCTACGGCGATCCACTCGAAATCGATTCTGCGCCAACCGAAACCGAGGTGAAATAGCATGACCAGCCTGGTAAAATTCAGGTATCACTTCACCTCCACCGCAACAGCTTTCGGCATCACTGCGGCCGGTTTGGCGTTCGCAGGTTTCCTGACATTGACCGCGCTCTCGGATGTTCTCGAGCGCCATCCCGGAACGAGGAACTCATGACTGACATCACCGCAGATGAATACCGCACCGCAGCGAAAGTTGACCGCCACCATGGAGGCCAGTCGGCAGCCCAGTTTTACGAGGACAACGCACGCGCTCTCGAAGCCGTTGAAACCGAGGACATCACCACCCAGCTCGCGAAGGCGATGTTGAACCAGCTGGTCGGTAACCCGGAGACTTACGATCTCGCATCCGAAGCGCGGCGTAAGGAATGGCGCAATATCGCCGTGGTCGGTCTGTCCACAGTCAATCGCGCTGGCCGTCTCATCCCTCCCGGCGGTATGACACTCACCGCCGAACAGGTGGAAGACGTGCGGTATGACGGCTGGGTGGGTGCGGATACGTACATGGCAATGCGCAAGGTGGGAATCTCCGAGGAAACTGCTGAGGCTGCTATGGATTACATGAAATCCGTCGGCTTGGTCGTTAAGCGCAAGGGAGTTCGAATCACCCCGTCCGACTGGACGAACCCCACCCCTGCCGAACCCGCCGAGGAGGAGACGAAAGCGGACACTACGGCGATCAAGCGGGACGCATGGTTCAAGGGTTACGACGCGTGCCGTCAGGGCGACCAGCGGCACAACCCGCACCCCGCCTCCTCGCCGGTTGTCCCTGCCCCCACCGAAACCGGACCGTGGCCGACATGGGAAGCGGTGCCGGAAGGGGTGACCGTCAAGTCTGCGAATGGCGAGAGGTTCCGCAAGACCGGAGTCGGCGCTATCCATCTCCTCACAAACGGCGTGGGCGACTGCTGCAAAATCTCCGTAGCTAATGACCTTCAGCCCACCCCGTTCGTTGCGGCCAAGGAGGGGTGAGCATGAGCGATATCAAGGTTGGCGACCTCGTAGACCTCAAGCCGGAAGTGATGTTCGGTCCAATTGGCCCGCCACTCAAAGTCACGCGCATCACGAGGAATTGGCTGTACGCACGACGCGAAGGGCGGCTGGCCGTAGCTGTGCAAGTCCGCATTGGCGATGTGACTCCAGCCAGGACGGACGAGGTGGCGGCGTGACTGGGGTGGATGTTGAGCACACGAAAGCGCTGAAAGAGCGAGCGCATTTGGGCCACCTGGTCGCCATGACATCAGGCGTTCGGAACGGCGACCACTGGTACATCTGCGACGACAACGAATCAGTCGCCACGATCAGCGCCAACGACGGCATCGACGAAGAGTTGCGCCAACCTCGCGCCGAACTGTTCGCGTACGCCGTCAACACACTGCCCGCCCTGGTTGCGGCTGTCGAGCGAGTCCAAGCACTGCACACGCCTGACGAGTTCGGGATGTGCGAAGGCTGCGGAGACAACGAGCACGGATACGCCATCGTCCCTCACCCCTGCCCCACAATCCGAGCATTGGAGACGCCATGAGCACCTTGATCGAAACACTGGCCGCACACCTTCCTGAGAATCACGGCGAATTCGAGGTTGGCAATTGGCGTTGCATTTGCGGGAAAGAAGGCTGGGCCGAGGATGACAACGATGCAGAGAAAACGCGCCAGTTCGCTTCGCATGTCGCCAAAGTGATCTCCGAAACCCATGCCATTGTCGAACTTCCGAAGCCGCATCGCGCCGAGGAAGGCGAATTAGAGGACGGCGACGACCCGCGAGTGTGGCGCGGGTACGTCACCAACTACTTCGTCAACGAAGGTCAGGTTGTCAGCGACGGCGCATGGATCTTCACCGCAGACGGAGCACGACAGGAGGCCGCTGCACTTCTCGCAGCCGCAAACGCAGCCGAGGTGTCGTCGTGACCGCGCCTGATCCGGGGTTGACCGACCTCATCGCAGCGGCGTTGGGCGACAAGATCATGCACACGAACGGTTCCGGCGATCGAAACCGTGCCTATGCCGCGCATGTGGCGTTGGTGGTGGAGCAGCACACCAACGGACGGATAGCGGAGAACACTGGTCTACGTAGGGAACTCGCGGATGAGCAGCAACGGCAGTCCGACGCGTCCGCAGAGTTGCGAGTGCTCCGGGCCATGGTCGCCAGGGTGGAGAAACTCGCAGCGGAGTACGCCCGAGACAACCAAGAGCATCTCAACACCTTCGGTCAACATCACCCTGTCGCGGGAATCGCCCACGACCACCTCCGCGCAGCTTTGGAAGGGGAACAGCAATGAGCGAGATTAAGGCCGCTATCCGTTGGGCGCTCAATCAGCCGAATAGTCACTACTACATTGCCGGATACCGCGCACGGACAAAAGATCCCGGCCGCGACTACGGGGACCGCGATTTCACTGACGCGAACGACTGGATCGTCAGCGAGTATCGAACCGCCAAGCCGTCTGAGGAGTCGTTGTGAGTGACCAGTTGAGGCAGGCCATGATCGCCGCACTGGACCGGCGGGCGCAGAACGGACGCCACCTGCACCACAAGGACTGCATCCACAACCTGGCGCCCGAAGAACAGGTCGCGTTACGTGGCAGGACAGTTGAGTGGTGGATGACGGTCGTCGGATCAATGCCCGAGCAGATCACGCCAGACCAGTGGGAGGAGTCGTTGTGAGTGAGATCCGATCACAGGCCACACCCGCGAGGGACGAACTGGCCGGCATCATCCACGTCCACGTGTGCGCCAACAACCTCGAAGACTGCACACGTGAATGCCATCTCGCCGCCGCCGCACTACAGAAGGCTGGTTGGTCGAAGCCTCACACGGTGAACAGCATCGAAGAAGCACTGACGCTCCCGCAAGGAACAGTCATCCGACCCGGACCCATAGTGTGGCCACGCTCCGGAGAAATCAGCGTCAACATCAGCGACCAGCGGCACTACGTCCACTGGACAGGCAGCGACTGCCCAGACGAACTCGCCACATGGATGCTGCCCTTCACCGTCCTCTTCACTCCGGGGGAGGCGGGATGAGCGCCGATGGTTCATGGGCCGAGTTGGGGCCTGGCGTGTACTACGCACCGGTGGGCACGATATTGCCGGCCAGCGCGGGGGAGGACTTCGGCGGAAAGCCGTTCAAGTTGCCGCCGCCGGTCGAGTCCGTCCCGCTGGGCAAGTGGTCATTTCGCGAGGAATGGCCAGACGACGGCAACCCGACCGCGTACTCACTCGCGCCGATGCCCAAGCAATCCCCGCCGATGTGGGCGAACGATCCAGCCCATACCCGTAGGACTGCGTTCGGTCCGACGAAGCGGGTGAAGTGATCGCCTTGATCCTCGTCGTCCTCATCTTGGCTGCGGCTGAGGTGGGGGTGACGGTGTGGATGAGAGGTATTGCGCGGCAATGCAATTGGTGATATGGCGTGGTAGAATCAGGGAGGAGTTGCGGACCATCTGAGAGTGGGGATCACATGGGGATTGTCGAGTTTCTCGAGGCTCGGATCGCGGAGGATGAGGCGGTCGCGCTAAAGGCTGGTGGAGCCGAGGCGGAGTGGCTGTACCGCGACGAGTATGACCGCGAAACCAATAACGAGGTCGTGTGGGCTAACTCCCGCGCTGAAGAGTGGTTCGGTCCGGCGCAGAAGGAACCGTGTGTCTCATACGGCCGCACGGTGACGCAGGATTCCGAGGGCTGCCTACCTGCCGTAGGTAAGGAGGATGGCACCCACATTGCTCGCCATGACCCCGCCCGAGTTCTCCGTGAGGTAGCCGCCAAGCGGGCGATCATAAAGGCGTACGTCGATGCGGACATTAAGGCGCATGACACCTACAACTTCCATGAGGACATTCTTAATGGAGAGTCCAATGGGCTCGAGACGGCAGTCGAGGCACTCACTATTTGCTGGTCCGATCATCCTGACTTCAATAAGGAGTGGCGTCCATGAGCGTTCTCGTATCCTTCGCCTATCGAGGCGACCCGCTGCCTGTCTGCCTGAACTGCGCCGAAGTCCCTCGCGTTGGCGATCATGTGTCGATCGACAGCGTGAAGGTCCATACCGTGACCTCGGTCAAGTGGTCAATGGCTCACCTGTACGACGAGATGAGGCCGTGGGTATTCCTGGATGGAGAGCGACCATGAGTGAGACGTTCATGTTCGACGAGCTCGGATATCCCAAGTTTCGGATCACTTCGGAATCTAAGCCAGGCGATCTCTACTTCACATTCAATGCCGACTCGGTCGTTGCTTGGGAGGACGACAAGAAGCCTGTCGAGTTCGAGAAGTACCTCATCGGAACGATCAAGTGGGACTCCTGCTCGCACCTGTATTTCGGTATCGACAGCGACAATGACGGATATGTGCATATGTGTGGCGTTGGCGACTTTCAGGACCATATCGCACTGTTGAAGTTCCTGTACGAGTTGGCGTTCGAGCGCATGGGGCAGAAGCCTCAAGATGGCGAGGAGTGGTCATGAGCGAGATCTACTTCGTCTGCCGTGAAGACCGTCAAATGCTCGACAAACTCCTCGGCGAGATCCCCGGCCTGATCGACGATCTTGCGATCACGATTTGCCGACAGGACCGCACCGGCAAGGGTGGGATGAAGATCAGCTCAGGCAGTGACGAGCAGCCGATGCCGTTCAACGTCGGAGCCTCCGATGCCGGCGACTACCTCCGCAACGAGCTGAACACCTGGGCTCGACTGGTATGCGAGGAGCGCTACATCTCCTATGACGGTTCTGATTCCGTCGTTGGGGTGTCGGTGTGGTTGCGGAAGAATCTGGCGTCTCTGGCGATGACTCAGGGTGCGGAGGATGCGTTGTCGGGGATCGAGTCGGCGATGAAGCGGTGCCGGCGGGCGATGGACCTGCCCGCTGAGGATCCGCCGTCATGGGACGAAGAGATGGTTGAGCGGGCAATGAACCAGGCAGTGACCGCAACTCAGGCACAGCTGCTGATGGGAAGGCTCGGACACCCACCCCTCAAGGCCGCGACGATCAGCAAGTGGTTCGAGCGAGGTCATCTCGAAGTGGATGATCGTGGATTCTTCAGACTCGGAGACATACTGGCGCGCAATCCTCGGAAGGTGGTCGACGAGGATGGGTGCAGGTCAGATGCGGTGTCGAGATTGGCATGTTAAGCTGACGCCGCAGGCGCGAGAGTTATGCAGAGATGCAGACCTTGCGCCATCGTCATATCTGGGGTGAGTTTCACCGCTCACCCGCCGGTGAGTGATGTTGCCTCACCTGCACATTCTTGTGGTCAATCACTGCGCACACATCTGCATCTTCGGCGCTCCGTGAACTGACCACAATCCCCTGCGAGCAGCTCGCCAGCGCCCAGGGAGGCCCCGCCGATACGCCCATGAGGCGCGGCGGGGCCACAAACTTCGCGTCACTCGGTAGTCCTGGACCTGAATCGAGGGCCTTGATGCGCGCAACGATGACTGTCCTCGCCGTGTCCGCCTTCGCTTCACTACTCCTCGCCTCACCTGCCAATGCCCGCAACGTGATCGTTGTCGACGGCACAGGCCGAATCCATTTCTGACTCAACTTCATAGCGATAGCGGGTGGGCACTTTGTTGTACGCAAACGAAGAGTGGCGCGCGGTGGTTGGCCGAGAAGGTGAGTATGAGGTCAGTAGCCTCGGTCGCGTTCGCTCACTCGATCGGGTCGTTTCGAATGGAAGCTATCGAAGAGGTCGAGTACTGCGGCCCCGAGTACTGCCATCCGGATACTTGCGGGTAGCGCTTGGAGCCAAGGACGATAGCTACATACATCGAATAGTCGCAGCAGCATTTATCGGACCAGCTCCAGACGGTTTCGATGTGCGCCATCTGGATGGGTCGCGAGCGCATAACGTGCCAGAGAACCTGTGTTACGGAACGCGACTGGAGAACATGGCGGACCAGAGGCGACATGGAACGCACGGAAACACCCTGAAATCCCATTGCCCTCGCGGGCATCTGCTGCAGTCCCCGAATCTGGTTGCCTCAAACCTTCGTGAAGGCCGTCGCTACTGCCTGTCGTGCCGAACGGCCAGCATGGCCCTTCGCCGCCGAAAGACTCCATTCACTGACGCGGAGATGAAAAGCCATGCGGATCGCGAGTATTCGAAGATGTGCATTTCTGCTGCTTAGTTCCGCGTGTGCTCTGGTTGCCCTCGGCTCCACGGCAACGGCCCGCACCGCGGTCGTCGTTGGCGGAACGTCGGCGCCTGAGGCTGAATACATCATCAACACCCTGGTTGGGTATGACGACATTCGGGTCGTGGATTACCCTGCGTCCGTCTTGATTCCGTCGTATGACATCTCGGTCGCGACGGGGTCGGGCAATCTTCGTGCAGCCCTCGCTGAAGTCGATGATGACGAAGTCACTGTCATAGGTTTTTCTCAGGGCGCCCGCATCGCCGGTGACGTCCTCACTGAACCGCAGAACGCCGGCGTGACCGGGGTGCTGTATTCCGATCCCCGCCAAGCCGGTTCGGGCGTGGAGACGCAGACGTGGCTACCGGGTGTTCTCGGGGCGACTATGTCGGGGGAGCGTGGCGAGTTCACGGTCCCGGTGGAATCGAAGTGCATCCCCGGCGATGGCGTCTGCGATTGGCGCAACGACGATCCTCTCGGGTCGGTAGTCGGATACCTGCAACACCATCAGCACTACTTCGACTGAGGGGCTGAGATGACTGCAGACCAATCCAACCGCATCGCCCTCGCCGAGAACCTGGTCAACGAAGCTGAGGCCCGCATGGTCAGGGCTGAGAACGAACTACTCGCAGCCCAGGTCGGTTGCGATGCAGCACATCAGCGGTTGCAGTGCGCACGTAAAGCAGCCCAGGCATTCATCGAAGGAGTAGTCGTATGAGCGATGAAGAAGAGGGCTTGGAAGTAGCGCGGATCACCATCATCAGGCGACTGCTTGATGACGGCAACGACACCTTCGAGGTAACTGCGGAAACATCCAGCGTCCTCGAATCTCTCGGCCTACTTGAGTTGGCCAAGATGGATCTCATTGCGCCCAGCATGCTCGACCGTGCCGACGATGCGTGACCTCGTCGAGTTCGCCCGTATCGCACTGGCTCTCATCCGGTTCTGGATCTTGTAGGCAATGGGGGTTGCGATGCGGATCATCGAACGCTTCACTGCTCAGTGTGTGTGTCCTGTTTGTAAACTCCTGGACTGCCACCCCATCCGGGAGCCGAAGCCTTATGGGCAAGGCACTCCGATGCGAAGTTGGCGCAAGGCGGATGGGGCCACCACGGAGTATTGGGGATTCGACGTGTGGCGAACCTTTGACGAGTCCAGCTTTGAGGTAATCCGCGTCTGTCGATGTGGCTACCAGTGGGGACAAGGCTGATGCCCAGCCTCGCGCTACTGCGTTGGGCAGCAGCCGGCATCTACCGCATGTGGTTCAACCGAGACTGAATAGCGGTGACTAACTGTGACTGGATTCAAATCAGGCGGACTAATCCAAACTGATTCAAACCAAACTGAATCCACACAGACTGATTCGGATTCCGTGCCCTACATCAACAGCAGCGGCTACATGCTGCCGGCATCCAAGGCTCACGAGTACTCAGCCGTCTTAGCTCTCATCAATGCCACGCCTTCACAAAGGTAGGTGACTGCAATGCCCAGTCTCGAAGACCTCATCGTCGACACCCTCGCCAACCTCCGCTCAGTACGAGCCGACTACGACGAGGCCGTGTTCATCACCGACTTCTCGGACAAGGCACAGGCTCGACACGTCGAGGTACTTGAAGCAAGAGTCGAGATCCTCACCGATCAACTCGACACGTACCTCAGTCAAGTCCCGCATCACATGGCTGCGTGATGGCACGAGCACGGACCCGAGTGTGCAGCAAGCCCGGCTGCCCTCACATGCAAGCCGAAGCCCAATGTCCCGAGCACCGAGCAGAGCGCGACCGGTACCAGCGAGCGACCACACCTACCAAGGTCACACGCGACCATGCTGAGCGACAACGACGAGCACAGACAGTCAACGAACATCGAGCCATGCAAGGTGACTGGTGCCCTGGGTACCTGAGAGCCCCGCACAGCTCCTCCGACCTCACCGCCGACCACATCGTCGACATCCAGCACGGCGGCTCGCCTACGGGCCCCCTGCAGGTCCTCTGCCGCAGCTGCAACAGCCGCAAGGCCGGCCAACGATGGCCCTGACCTGCGGCGATGCAACCCGTTCGACCTGCGAACGACCCCTCTGACCTGCGCAAACGCACGGGGTGGGGGGCATCCCCAAACGGGAAAAACCGTCCCGCCGCGGGGGAGGTGAACTTTTCCCGCGACAGGTTCAAGACCTATCGGTCGGCGCGATGCCGGCCGTCTTCCGTTGGTGGCGCGATGCCGCCTTGAGGAGTGATTGCTATGCCATCAGGTGGTGCTCGTTCAAGATCTGGCCCTCCGAAGGATCCGAACTCGCTTCGGTCTGCGAACTCATTGGCAAAAGGGGAGTGGCGAACACTTCCTCGTGAATCCGGCATGGATACACCCGAATGTCCGCTGCCTGAAGTGAATGCCGCCGAGTTGCAGATGTGGGAAACGTATTGGCGCAAGCCGCAGGCGGAGATCTGGCGAGAGAATGGCATGGAGATCGAGGTTGCGCTCCATGTGCGGCACCTCGTCGAATCCTTGGCAGCGGGCGCCGCTTCCAATGCGCGCACGCTGGTTCGTCAGCAGATGGATTCGCTTCTCTTGACCCACAAGGCAATGCAGGACGCGATGATTCGCATCGGCGACGATCAGCTGACTGATGCTCCGGCGCCTGTTTCGAAGCGTCCTTCTGCTCGCGATCGGCGCTTGGCGGCCGTTCCCGATGCAACCGCCTGACCTCACGCTGGACATCGTCCCGGACTGGATCGAAACGCACTGCGCCGTACCCGACGGGTTCGATGCCGGCGAAATGCTCGAGCTCGTACCCGAGCAGTTGACGTTCGTGCAGAACCACTACGCGATCAGGACTAGCGCTAAGCGCGGAGAGCTGGCTCAGGCGTTCGTGTATCGGCGTTCCCAACTAGTTCGGGCGCAGAAGTGGGGCAAATCTCCTCTGATTGCCGCGTTCGTCTGCGCCGAAAGTGTTGGGCCGGTCTTGTTCGACGGCTTCGCTGAGGGTGGCGAGCGGTATCGATGCTCCGATCACGGCTGTGGCTGCGGGTGGGTCTACGGGTACGTGCCAGGGGAGCCGATGGGCAAACCGTGGCCTACGCCGTTGATTCAGGTGACTGCGACGACCGAGGATCAGACGGACAACACGTACGGGGCCCTGCGGCCGATGATCGACCGCGGCCCGCTGGCTGATGTCATCACCCGCACCGGTGAGGAGTTCATTCGCCTCCCTGGCGGCGGGCGAATCGACGTCGTGACATCGAAGGCGACATCTCGTCTCGGTCAGCGCGTCACATTTGTGCCTCAGGATGAGACGGGGATCTGGACAGATTCGAACTCGATGACGAAGACAGCGCGCACGCAGCGTCGAGGGCTTGCCGGCATGGGCGGTCGGGCCATCGAGACGACCAACGCCTGGGATCCTTCCGAGAACTCGGTCGCTCAACGCACTTATGAGTCATCGGCCGTGGATATCAACCGCGATTTCCGTATTCCGCCCGCGGACTTGTCATTCAAGGACAAGCGGAAACGCCGGAAGATTCTGCAGTTCAACTACGCAGGTGTGCCGTGGGCGCTCAACAACCTCGACGGCATCGAGGCCGAGTGCGGCGAAATGATGGATACCGACGCCGCTGAGGCTGAACGGTTCTTTGGTAATCGAATCGTGCATGGCCAAGGTTCATGGCTGCGGGACGGACTGTGGAAGTCGAGGTTCGTCAATGCTGTGGCTACCGAATCCTGAACCGGGAACGGCGATCTGCGCAGGCTTCGACGGCAGTGAGAACAACGACTTCACTGCCATTCGCTGCGAGACGCGTGACGGACTGCAGTTCACGCCGAGGTATGGCCCGGATCGTCGTCCGACCGTATGGAATCCGGCGAACTGGAACGACCGGATTCCCCGCGGCGAAGTACATGCGGCGGTGGATGAGATCTTCTCGACCTGGAATGTCGGTCGCTTCTACTGCGACCCGCAGGACTGGTACTCGGAGATCGGCGACTGGGCACTGACTCATGGCGACGAGCATGTTTCCGAGTGGCCGACGAACAAGATCGACCGGATGTATCACGCGATCCGCCGATTCGAGACCGACCTCTCCACTGGGCGCATCACCCAGGACGGCTGCCCGATCACGGAAACGCACATGGCGAACTGTCGGAAGATCGCCAAGCCCGGCCAGAAATACATCCTCGGCAAGCCTGCGGATCACCAGAAGATCGACGCCGCAATGGCATCCATCCTCGCGCACGAGGCGGCAGCAGACGCTCGCGAAGCTGGCTGGTCCGACGCCCCTAGTAGTCAAATGATCGTCTTCTGAAAGTAGGTGATGTGGCCGATGGCCGAGACTGTTGACCTCATCCCGATCCTCGAAAAGGGCCTCGCGGCTGATGTGGCGAACCTGACGAAGTGGGACAACTACCTTGAGGGCGAACAACCCTTGAAGTACATGTCCGAGGCCATGCGGGAAGAGTTGGGCGACACTGTCGCTGAGCTCGTTCTGAACTGGGCCCGCCTCATCGCCGACGCATACGAGAGTCGCCTCGACGTCGAGGGGTTCCGCTACGCCGACTCCGACGCCGAAGACGATGAACTCTGGGCGGGATGGCAGTACAACGACATGGATGAGCAGTCCCAGCAGGGGCATCTCGACTCCATTGCACTCTCTCGCTCGTACGTCTTGATCAGTGCGAATGAGGAAGCGGACAAGCCTCCCCGCAACACGATTGAATCGCCGTTTCAGGTGTGGGCGCGACGCGATCCGAAGACTCGCAAGGTGTCGTCGGCAATCAAGAAGTGGAAGGACCTCGAAGACCTCGAGCATGTTCTCATCTACACGCCGATCGAGACTGTGGAGTTCGTCAAGAAGGACGGCGAATGGAAGGCCGGCGGGTTCAAGGACAAGCACAACTTCGGCATCGTTCCGGTCGTGCCACTGGTGAACAAGCCGAGAATCCTGCGCCCGGATGGCGTGTCGGAGTTCAAGGACATCATCCCGCTCGCCGACGCGGCCAACAAGATGGCCACCGACATGATGGTCTCCGGAGAGTTTCACGCAATGCCCCGCCGGTGGGCCTTCGGGCTGAAGCAATCCGACTTCGTCGACAAGAACGGCAATCAGCTCAGCGCGTGGTCGAAGGTGAAGTCGCGCCTGTGGGCGAACGAGAACCCGAATATCAAAGTCGGGCAGTTCGATGAGGCAGACCTCAAGGTCTTCCATGACACCATCAAACTGCTGGCGCAGTTGACCTCTCAAATGGCCGCCCTGCCGCCCCATTACATGGGATTCAACAGCGACAATCCACCCTCGGCCGATGCGATGCGCTCCTCGGAGTCGCAACTGGTCAAACGGATCGAACGTAAACACACCTTCCTCGGCGGAGCCTGGGAAGAGGCGCAGCGCATCAACCTGATGTTCATGCGCAACAAGGCCGAGCTCGAACCGAATGACTACCAACTCGAAACTGTATGGCGAGATCCTTCGACGCCCACCGTGTCGCAGAAGGCCGATGCTGCGCAGAAGAAGTACGAGTCCGGCATTGTGCCCCTGGAGCAGACGCGGATCGACCTCGGCTACAGCGCAACCCAGCGCAAGCAGATGAAGAAGATGGACGAGGAAGCTTCAGCTGCTGGTTCCGTTGCGCGCTTCGGTCGAGAATTGAACCCCGACAATGTTGCCTGACGCTTCCGCGGACTACTACCGGAAGCAACAGGGGATCACACTCGAACTGCTGGCGATTGCGAGTGACATCTGGGGATCTCGACCCCCCAAGGATTTCGACCGTTGGTTTGCATCCAACGTCGACATGCTGATGGAGCTCGCCCTTGCGGGTCAGGCGAGAGCGATTGCCGGCGCCGACGTGTACGTGGCGGATGTTCTCGATGAGATCGGCGTATCTATTGCCGCGGATGCGGTGACGGCGCCCGATGGACTCATCGGTGTGGCATCGGATGGCCGAGCGTTGGACACGCTGATGTACGGCGCGGTGATCACCTCAAAGGGTCGAATCGCTAAAGGGTTGTCGACCTCGCAGGCATGGGCGTCCGGCTTGGATGTGCTGATCAATCGACTGCAAACGCAAGTGGCTGACGCTTCACGAGTCTCGACCAGTTTGTCGATCGCAACACGTCGGCGTGTCGGGTACGTGCGAATGCTCAACCCGCCATCCTGTTCGAAATGCGCTGTCCTGGCTGGAAAGTTCTACCGCTACAGCACAGGATTCCTCCGGCACCCAGGCTGCGATTGTCGGCATATTCCATCAACCGAGAACATGTCCGGCGACATGACCACCGACGTGGACTCCTACTTCACAAGCCTGTCCGAGGACTTGCAGAACAAGTACTTCACCAAGGCTGGCGCCCAGGCCATTCGAGACGGCGCCGACGTCAATCAAGTGGTGAATGCCCGGCGTGACATGCAAACGGCGCAAGTCTTCGGGCGCGACTTACTTACCACGACCGTGGGTGTCAGCCGCCGCGGAGTGGCCTACCGGGCGATGTCCAACGCTGGATATGCAAACCGCGGCACCGATGTTCGCTCTGGCGGAAGATTCCGCGCCCGTGCGCCTCGACTGATGCCCGAATCGATCTACCAGATTGCCGAGAGCCGTGATGACGCGCTCCGGCTCCTCAAGTTGTACGGCTACCTCGCGTAGTCCGTCATTCCCATGCGGGCGATCCGCATGGGCAACCACCCCCGCGATGGAGGTCTACACCCATGTCCGATCCCACTCCCACTCCGCCTGTTGCCGATCCGGCACCGTCCGCACCTCCTGTAGTTCCCGACGGCGCGACGCCTCCCGGAACTTACCCGGAAGGGCTTGGCGATCCAGGCAAGAGGGCTCTCGACGCAGAACGTGCACGAGCAGATCAGGCCGAACGAGACCTTAAAGCTCTGCGCGACAAGGCCGACGCCGACGCGAAGGCTGCCGAGGACGCGAAGCTCTCCGAGCTCGAGCGTGCCCAGCAGACCGCAAACGAGGCTCGCGCCGCTGCCGACAAGCAGTTGGAGGAAAACCAGCGACTCCGCTTTGCATTCGAAAACGGAGTCCCTGCGGCATGGGTGAACCGGCTTCAAGGCAGTACCCCCGAAGAACTGGCGGCTGACTGGGCGATCCTGCAGCCGACACTCGCCGTTCAGGTCGACCCGAACGCGCCGCGAGTTCCCGCCCCGGTCCCGAATCCGGGTCCGCAACCGGGTCCTCCTCAGACCGAGGACGACCTCCTCTACGAGGAGATCTACGGATCTACTCCAAAGTGAAAGTGAGGGCCTGACATGGCCGAATATGTTCCGATCCGGACACCCGGAGCGGCGCTTGTCTCTCAGGCGTCTGCTGCGATCACCGGAGGCCAGCTTGTTGCGGTGTCCGGAAACAGCACCGTCGCACCGACATCCGCAGCTACGGCAGCCTTCCTGGGCATCGCCGCGTTCGACGCCGCAATCGGCGACAAGGTGACCATCCACTCCGTAGGTGAGCATGAACTCACCGCTTCGGGTGCGATCGCCGCCGGCGCCAACGTCATCGCCGCGGCTGCAGGTGCCGTCGCCACGATCGGTTCTGTCACGGATTACTCGCAGGTGGTTGGTGTCGCGGTCGCCGCGGCGTCCGGCGGCAAGGTCCGCGTCGTTCTCCGCTAAGTCCAATTCACCCATGGGGCCGTGAGGCTCCGGTAACTCAAGGAGGGGCCAGATGGCCATCACCTACCCCCCGGTACCGCCCACGTTCAATGGGGATACCACCACCGTCAACCGCTTCCTCGCCAACCCGACCTTGGTGTCGCGCCGAGCAACCGAGTTGGCGCGTCAGCGCTTCATCTCCGATGTTCTCCTGACTGCCCGCCAGGACGTCTCCGGCGGCGCGATCGTCTTCGAGCAGGATGACCCGCTGTATGTCGATCGTCCTGTCGAAATGGTCTCGCCCGGTGGCGAGTACCCGCAGACCGGGCTCGGCGACGGGGTTCCGCAGGCCGTGAAGGTCAACAAGTGGGGCCAGGATGTGCCGATCACCGACGAGAAGATCAAGCGCTCGAACTTCTCCGCAGTAGAGAAGGCGCTGCAGCGACTGGTCAATACCGCGGTGAAGAACTGCGACTCGATCAGCCTCTCGTTGATCGCATCGCAGGTCACCCAGACCCAGGCCGTCACAGACGGCGTGTGGTCGACGTCGACCAAGATCTTGCGCGACATCATGCTCGCAAAGTCGCAGATCGTCGCACAAAACAAGGGCTACGACCCGAACATGCTCATCGTCGACGATGTCACCTGGGCGTACCTTGCATCTGACCCAGCCCTCATGACCGCTCGCGCTCGTGAGGACAAGTCGAACTCCGTGTACTCGGGAGACTTCCCGACGATCGCCGGTTTGACGATCCTGTCGACCCCGAACCTGCCTGCGCCCGGCGCCTGGGTCATCGACACCAACGCACTCGGCGGTATTGCCGACGAGAAGTTGGGCGAGGGCTACGCCGGCGAGACGATCGAAACCAAGACGATCCGCGAGGAAAAGAACGACCAGTGGCTCGTTCGCGCCCGCCGCGTCTTCGTTCCGTACGTCAGTGAGCCCGGTGCGGCCATCAAGATCACCGGCACTGCGGCCTGAGAGGAATGACCATGAGCTACACAGTCAAAGCTCCGCTCGTCGGAGTGAACGGCGCCGACGGCAAGGTCAAGTACCTCTACATCGGCACGCCAGTCCCTTCGGATGTCTCCGCAGAAGATCTCGAACGACTGGAGGAGGGCGGGCTGATCGTCAAGGACGAATCCGCCGCTCGTCCGAAGGTTGCGGCCAAGAAGCCCGCAGGGGATTCGAGTGACGTCGCCGCTTAAGCCGCCACTGATCACGGTCGAAGACGTTCAGGCTCGCCTAGGGGAAACCTTGAGTGAGCCTGAACGTCTTCAGGTCGAATCGCTGATCGAGTACGCATCGGCGCGACTTCGGGCGTATCCGCTCGATATCGACAATCGGATCCTGCAGGGTTCACTCGATCCAGTCTTGGTGACTGGAGTTGTTGTTACTGCGGTCATTCGAGCGCTCGACGCGATGCGCATCGGTCTTCGTGTCCGATCAGAGCAGTATCCGGAGATCAGTACCACTTATGCGGACGCTGACCCTTCGTTGCTGTTCTTCTCGGCCGACGATCTGGCTGTTCTCGATCCCGCCACCGGTGTGCAATTCGGTGGCGCCTTCTCGATTCAGCCCGGCTGATGCCGCGCCTGCCCGAGCAGTGGGTGCTACTGCAGGATAACCCGGCGGTCGGTGTCGATCCTTCGACCGGCAACCGGCGTCCTGGCGTCCCGATCGAGACTCCATGGACCGGACTGTTGCAGCAGCGCCAGTTGTCCGCATCGTCCGTCGATGCCGGCAACGTCGAGTTCTCCGATGGGCATGTGGTCAGTTCATATGTCCTACTGCTCGATCCTGGCCTGCAGCCGCATCCGGAGCGACGTGATCGTTTCCGGGGGCCTGACGGAACGGTCTACACCGTCGTCGGCAAACCCCGAGTCCGCCGGCCCGCCCGCGGGTCTCGCCGACCTGCCTACATTTCCGCGATCGTTCGTAATTCATCTGACTACCAGGAGTAATCATGGCAATCGTCACCTACACCGACGATGACGGTGTTCACTACACCGACGAACACTCGAAGGCGTACGAGAACCACCAGAAGGCGCAGGCGGCCAAGCCTGACGTCAAGGAATCGCCGAGGCTCGACCCGCCCAAGCCGGTGGCGAAGGTCGACGTGAAGCCGGAGCACAAGGCGCTGTAATGGCCCGGGTGACGATCTACCGCGACAACGCCGAACGTGATGCCCGGAGGTTATCCACCGAGGGCCGCAAAGATGTTGCGGAGCAGATCAAGTCCGAGTTCGAAGCGATCGCACCACGCCGCACCGGCGAGTATGCCGGCGGCGCATCGGTGACGGTCGACGGCGATCGCGTGTACGTCGAAGACAATGACCCCGAAGCGTTCTGGAAAGAGTACGGAACTTCCAGGATGCGGGGGATTGCGGCATTGACGAACGCGGCTCGTAAGCACGGTAAATACAGCGGCTTCAAGCCTCGCGGATCCAGGAGGGGCTGATGACAGCATTCACCCCCTTCGCTCCGGGTGCGATTCGAGATTTCCTGATCAACAACGACGAGTTCGTTACTTACGTTGCGGCTGATCACATCTCGACCCGCGATATCCCGGACCCGATCACGAAGCCGTTCGTGACCTTGTCGGCGCCCAGCAATTATGGCGTCGACCCCATGCATCGGAAGCCGATGATCCAAGGCGACATCTGGGTTCCGATGCTCGAAATCCTCGGTGGCGATACCGATCCCGAGGAACTGGCGTGGATTATCGCCGACCTGGCCGGTCGACTGGTTCACAAAGCCCCTCGTTCGCAGCGGCAGTTTCGCAATGCGTCATGGGTTGCTCGTTGGATTGACGGCCCGATCACGGCCATCGACGACGAGCGAGGGCCCGACACCCTTCTCTTCCGGGCAATTGTCCGCTGGGACATGTCGATGGTCGTCCGCTAACTCGCCGAATCTCGGCGTCTCAACTGTCCCACCTCGGGTGATCTGCCGCGCCAGGCGTGCCCGAGGTGGGGCTCACCAACCGTGCTCACGTCCGTGAGCTCACCTCAGGAGGAACATTCGTGAGTACCTACGCAGATCCCAACAAGGCGTACGTCTGGCAGGATGGCGACGCATTCCGCGCCCCTGCCGGAACTGCAGCGCCCGCCGACCCGTTCGCATCCACACTCGTCACTGGCACTTCGCCTGGTGTGACCTGGGATGCCTTCGGTGGCATCGAGGCAGGGTTCGAGCAGAACCCCAGCCAGGACACCAAGGAGCTGCCGATCTGGAACTACCGGCAGTCGTCCTACAAGATCGCCCGCGGACCCCGCTCGGATCGCCTCAAGCTCAAGCCTGTCGACTACTCGAAGGCGACCGTGCTGACCCTGCTGCAGGGCGGCGAGATCATCACGACCGGCACCGCCCCCAATGAGGTCCACAAGTGGGTCATTGGCGATTCGGAAGAGTTCGCAATCCTGCTCCGCCTCGAAGACGAGGACGACAAGCAGGTTCTGTACTGCGAGCGCGCAACGCTGTTCACGCCTCCGCCGCGCTCCCTCGGTGGTGACAAGATCGACGGTTTCGAGCTCGAACTTCTCGCCCTGTCGCCGGTTCAGCTTCTCACCAACACGAACCCGCTCGCACCCTGATCTGAGGAGAACTCACAATGCCTGGCGCACCCCGCAAGACCGCACCCCGCAAGGCTCAGCCCAAGCCGGCTGAGCCTGCGGTGGTTGCAGAAGAAGTCGATGACGACACCTTCGATCTACTTTCTGTACTCGATACCGAGGATCTTCCGCCTGTTCCGGTCGTGCTCCGAGGAGTCCGAGCCGAGATCCGGCGAAGCTATACCGGCGAGGAGTCGGTGAAGTTCACCGAGTATCTCCGCAAGCAGCAGGTCGAGGAGGTTCTCAAGCTTCTCGCAGGCGAAGAGGATGGCCTCGCATTGTCTGCTGCGCTGTCTGCCTTCAATATCGAGCAAGGCGTGAAGCTCTTCAATTGGCTGGCCAAGAAGTCCACACTGACTTCGGGGGAAGCCATGGCGCTCTTGCCTGCCTACGCACGCGGGATGGATGGAGCGCAGCCCTCGCAGGATGCAGACGATTCTACGGACGAGACCTCCGAGACATCCTGACGGAGCCGCAGCGGGATGCGGTAATTCTCGTGGAGCAGGCCATCGAATGGCTGGCCGCAGAGAAGCGAGATTCCGAGAACCTCGCAATGCTCGTCGATCGCGACGACTACTGGCTCAACTCCGAATACGCCTCGTGGACATCTGATCCGGATGACCCTGAAGCGAAAGCTGAACGGGAGCGGCGGAAGAGGGCGGGCATCAAGCCCCCTCCGCTGCCCATTCTTCCGCCGATCGCATGTCGCGGACCGACTGAGATGGCAGCTGCTGCGGCCGATTTCGTTGCCCGGCGTCAGGAATTGAATCCTCCTGAACCGGCGAAGCCGAGACTTGCCGACATGGTCGGCCAGTGGCAGACCGGCTGACAACTCAATTCATTTTCCCGAACCGCCAACGGCCTCTGTGCCTCGGGGGTTCTTGCGTTCCAGGAGGTGGTCCCAATCGCTGGCGGACGCATTGATGTCGAGGTTGCAGCCGATCTATCGGAGTTCAACTCCCAGTTCGAAGAGGGTTTGGAGGGTGCCGGTGATGCTGCATCCAACTTTGCCGGGAAGATCGCCGGCGCCCTTGCGCTAACCGGTGCGGCTGTAAGTTTCGCGTCCGTCATCGACTTGGGTAACGAGTTCACTCGCACGCTCAATTCGATGTCGGGCGTCTCGGGTGCAACTGCGGCACAGATGGACGTCGTCAAGCAGAAGGCAATGGAGCTCGGCAACGATGTCGAGTTGTCGGCTACGTCGGCGAATGATGCAGCCGCGGCGATGACGGAGCTTGCCAAGGGTGGCTTCTCGGTCGATCAGTCGATGGAGGCAGCCAAGGGAACGCTGCAGTTGGCGGCTGCTGCACAGATTGATGCGGCCGAGGCTGCGACGATTCAGTCCCAGGCCCTTCAGGCGTTCGGCCTCGATGCCGACTATGCGGCGACTGCTGCTGACGTGTTGGCGAACGCGGCCAATGCGTCGAGTGCTGAGATCACGGATATCGCTGCCGGACTTCAGCAGTCCGGTGCGGTGGCCAATCAGTTCGGGCTCTCGATCGAAGAGACTGCGGCGACTCTCGGCGTTCTCGCGAATGCCGGTATCACCGGTTCTGACGCCGGCACGCTGCTGAAGTCGACCCTGCTGTCCTTGACGGATACGAGCAAGCCCGCTCAGGCCGCGATGGAAACTCTCGGCCTGAGCGTGTATGACGCCCAGGGCAATTTCGTCGGCATGGAGTCGCTGTTCGGCCAGCTCAAGGAAGCATCTGGCGAATTGACGCCAGAGATCTATCAGCAGGCATCGGCGACCCTGTTCGGGTCTGACGCGATGCGCCTCTCAGGCGTTGCTGCAGAGCAGGGCTCTGAGGGCTGGAACGTCATGCGCGAAGCAATCGGCCGCCAAGGAGCTGCCGCTGAGCTTGCCGCTGCCCAGAATCAGGGCTTGCCGGGCGTTTTCGAGCGTATGCAGAACACGTCCGAGCGTCTCCAGCTTCAGCTCTACGACTTGATCGACGGACCACTCGCAGGTTTCGGAACTGCTGTGGTCAACCTGGTCGACGGCGGACTCGACAAGTTCGACGCGGCAATGCACAACTCCAACGGCCTGATGGCCGGAATGGGCGAGTCCGTCTCAAGCTCGCTCACTGGCGTGCCCCTACTTGCGGGAGCTTTCGACAATGTCGTCAGTGCAGGTGAATCCCTCTGGGGGATGGTCACCAACATCGGTGAGGGGCTGGGCAACCTTGCAAGCGGAGCTGTCAAGTCGGGCGGTGCTGTCGATACTCTCCAGACCGCACTGACTCTGACGACTGGCGCTATCGCAGGTGTCTTCAATGTAATCGAGCCGGTAGTCGGCGTACTGGCTACGGCAGTCGGAGCATTCGGCTCACTGCCCGCTCCGATCCAAGCTGTCGCCACAGGTCTCATTGCACTCAAGCTTGCGTCGATGGCGTTTGGCACCGTCATGGCGAGAACTCCAGATCAGGTGGGACGCTTCGGCGCCGCCCTCCAGTCGACTGGTCGATTCGCGCAGGGCATTGGACCCGGACTTCGGACCGCCGGCTCCAACATCACCGCCTTCGGATCTGCAATCCGCACCTCGGCGCAGATGGTCAATCAGGCCAATCCGAACATGTCGGCATTCGGCCGGACGATGACCGTGCTGACGGCACAGTCGTCCGGGTTGACGAGTATGCGCACCGCATTCACTGGCGCGGCAACCGGGGCGACGCGATTCAGTGGAGCTCTCGCTGCAGCCCAGGTCGCCGGCAGGGGCATGGTCACTGCGGCCGGAAGTATGGTCTCCGCACTTGGTGGCGGATTCATGATCGGCATCGTCGCTGCGACAGTGGCGATTACGCAGATCAGTCGAGCGTCGGCAGATATGCGCGCTCAGCAGGCCGCGATCGTCGAAGGCTCGAACGCGGTCGGCGCTGCACAGCGTGACATGGCGAAGGAAATCCAGGCAGCCAACGGCGCTGTCTCGAACGGCGTTACGTCGGCTGTGGCAATGCAGGTCGATGCAATCCAGACTGAGCAGAAGAAGCTCGCCGACGCGAAGCCCTCGAAGTTCTGGTCGACGATCAAAGACAACTTCCAGGACGACGCCAAGGGCGCACGCGACGCTACCGATGCTGCGATCGCCCTTGGTGAGCAGGCTGAACGGATCAACACATCGTTCAACGAAGTGGGACTGACCTCCGCCGAGTTGAGTGGCAAGATCACCGGCACAGACGCCGCCTTCCAGGGTCTCGTTACAAGCCTTCAAGGTACGAGCAATGGTGGCGCGGATGCGGTCGCGGAAATGCAGGCGCTGCGCGACAAGTTTGTCTCCGCTGAGAACGCGGCAAAGGATACCACCCCGGGATTCTTCGACCTCACCGAGGCTATTCGAGTCCTGGGTGACGAGTCCTCCAGTTCCGCTGACCGTGTCAATGCGATCAAGACGGCGCTGGATGTGCTGTCAGGCAAAGCGATTCCGCTCTCCGATGCGGTGCAGCAGTACAACAAGACTCTGCGGGAGACTGCGGAAGCTGCTGCTGCAGGAATTGACCCAGCCAAGGGGTTCGGCGACGCACTCGTTGGCGATGGCGGTGCGCTGAGCACTGCTACTGCTAACGGCTCAGCACTACGTGACTCCCTGACGGGAATCACGAGCTCGACCGTCACCTTGACCGAGGCGACGATCGCTGCGGCGCTGGAGCAGGGCAAGTCGCTTCCTGATGCGCAGGCTGCTGCGCGTGCAGCAATGGCGCAGAACGAGACTGCATTGCAGAACCTCGCGCTGCAGTACAACCAGCCCATCGAGAAGATTCGCGAATGGGCTGCGGCTGAAGGCTTGCTGCCGGATCAGATCATCATGTTGGCCTCGCTGACTGGCACAACCGATGTCGAGCAGCAGCTCGCTGTAATTGGAGCAATGCTCAAGGGTGTCGGCCAAGGCGTCGACATTCCCGTGGATGCGTTGACTGATGAGGCAAAGCAGAAGCTCCTCGATACGGGCGCAACAATCGACGAGGTCACAGGCAAGCCTGGCGTTGTTCGCATTACGGCGCCGAATCAGCAAGCCTTGGATCAGATTCGAGCGGTCCAGCAAAGTCGCGATGGTCTGCAGAACAAGACCATCACGATCACGGTCGATGCCGTGCGAACTGCAGCAGCTCAGCAGGCATTCAACTCGACAGGTCAGTTTGGTCCAGTTGCTCCGATATTCAGAGCATTCGGCGGACCGATCGAGGGCGGCACGCCAGGCAAGGACTCAGTCCCTGTCATGGCAATGCCTGGCGAGCACATGCTCACCACGCAGGATGTCGACAACCTGGGCGGCCAAGACGGAGTGTTCCGATTCCGTGCCGCACTGGCGCAGGGCAAGGTTGGGAAGTTCGCAGACGGTGGAGCTATCGGCTCCGACGGCCTCGACAACATGATCAACTTCGCCCGGGCAAAGGCCGGTATCGGCTACAACTACGGGCCGTGGGACTGCTCGATGTACATGTCCCACATCGCCGCAACGGGCATGGGGCAGCAGCCTCGTCGACTATGGACGACGTACTCGATCCTCGGCGGCGACCTGCAGGGTATGCAGCCCGGTGGCGGTGAAGGTCACTTCCGGATCGGTGTCAGCCAGGAGCATATGGCCGGCACCTTGTTCCTGAAGGACGGATCTCGGGTCGATGTCGAGAACGGTGGCAGCAACTCCGGATCGACATTCGGCGGCAATGCGGCCGGATATGACGACGGCCAGTTCCCCAATCAGTTCCATCTTCCCGACGCGGCACTTTCGCCGGCGCTGCAGATGGCACTCACTGGAGGTTCTGGCGGTTCCGGAGCGTCGTACTCGGCTGGAGTCGCGAAGGATCCCTGGACTGAGAAAGATGCCCTCGCTCTCGAATCGGCTCGCGTAGCGGTCATTCAGGCGAAGGAAGCTCAGGACAAGGTCAATTCGAGTGACAAGAAGACCGAGGCGGATCGACAGCAAGCCGAACTGAAGGTGCAGCGCGCCGAACTCAAGGTTAAAGATCTCGAGCAAAAGCGCGACGGTGCCGGATCGGCAGCCTCACTGACTCCCGCTCCGGAACTTACGGGCGGGATGACCGAGGATGCGATCTCCATGCGCAACGCGGAGATCGCTGTTGTCGATGCGCAGTTGGCTCGCGACAAGGTCTACGCCGATGCCACGTCTACCTCCATTGACAAGGAGAAGGCGGACATGGCCGTCTACTCGGCGCAGAACGCGCTGGCCAAGGCCAAGACCGAGGGGAGTGGCGACGGGCAGACCTTCAACTTGAAGGACCGGGTGAAGAAGTTCGGTTCCGATGTTGCAGGGATTCTCGTCGATGCCGCGTTCGAGCAATTGCCGAGCGAGTTGTCCGAGTCTCGTTGGATCACAACGGACTGGGAAGGCTTGATGGGCAAGAAGGCTGCCCCGACACCCGCTGTTGCGGCACCGGTGTTCAGTACTGCGGAGATTCAGGCTCAGCTCCCGACCACCCCTGGCGTGCCTGGTTGGCAGAACATGCTGGCCGACATCAACGGGGACAACTGGCAGGAGCGACTCGCTGCTGCATTGAATCTGCCGACCGTCCTGCGCGACGGCGGTGGACCGGTTCCTCACGGCACTGCGGCACTGAACCTGTCGGGCGCCGAGGAGTGGATGCTCACCGCGGATGAGCGACTGAATCTCAGTCGTGACTTCGCGCTGATGCGTGGCACCAAGGGCGGCGATGGGGCAACCCAGATCGCCGGACTCGACGCCCTCGCCGCAGAGGTTCGCACCCTCGCATCTCGCCCGACGAGTAACTACACCTTCAACACTCGTGACGTCGAAGAAAACGCACGCCGAGTCCGCCAGATCGAAAACACAAGGGCACTTGGTGCGGGATCGAGGTTCTAAGTGAGCGTCCGTGAAGCGGAAGCAACGATCGACATCTTCGGTGCGGATGGAAGTTTCATGCGCATCGCAGGCGAAGGTCAGGGTGAACAAGGGGCTCAGCTCGCTACGGAAATGAAAGGCTTCTACGACGCCCCGGTGAAGACATTCCGAAGGGAAGGTGCTCACCAGATCGGTGGCAACTACCTCGGGAAGAAGTACACGATCCGGGACGTCGCCTTCGGCCTCCATGTTCACGGCAACGAGACGGAGTGGTGGGAGTCGCGAGACTCCGCCGTCCGCAAGGCCTTCTCGTACGAGTTGGACCCATGGAATCCAGATGCGCAGTTGGCTCGGATGCAGATCACGACGGAGATTTCGGGGGCCCGGAGTCTCCGTCTTGCATTGTCGGAGTCAATCGGGTTCGAGTCGGAGTTCGACCCACTGTTGATGCAGCGGGGCGTAACTCCAGTTCTCGCGGCAGCAATGCAGCCGATGTGGTTCGAGGACGACTTTCTCGGTACGCCGGAACATCCGGCGCACTGGGAGTTGACCTCGGGCACATCGGGTGAGGGGTCTGTGTGGATCTCCAATCCGACAGACCAGCCGATGGCGCACTCGTGGATCTGCAGCGGTACAGGAACCTTCGGACTCCCGGACTTCTCGTGGACCGGTCCGGAGTATGCGCGAGTCCCTGGCGTGGATTTCAAGACCGGGCGCGACGACTCGGAGCGGATGTACACAGTTCCGACGATCACGAGCGCCGACGGTGGTGGCGCCACGGTTCATGTGAGTCGGATGAAGATCCCGGTTCGCTCGTTCTCGAACACCAACATCGCCGGCCGCACCAACGGCAAACGTCTGCTCTACGCGGTTCCTCCGTACACGCCTCCGACCGAGGTTCCGGTCTACGTCACCGGAGCAAGTCCCGGTGCCGGCGTTCAACTTCGTATGCCTCGGCTGTGGTCGAGGCCATGGGGATTGGAATGATGTGACAGCACCAGTTCTCGAAGGAACACTCCTCGAACGCTGCAATGCGATCTGGGAAGCTACTGTCGCCCAGGAAAAGCGAGAGACACTTTGCCGTCTCGAACCTCCACTCGTACGCCTCTGGGACGGCGAATGGCACTGGCAGGGCGAAGTTGCCGCCGAGTACATGGGCAACTTCGAATGGAAGGACAACGACACCGGATCTGGTGTCATCGAGATTCCGTTCGATCACTACACCGCCCGGTGGATCTGGGACGAGAAGGGCCGCATGGCCCGCGGCGAGAAGCGCAACGTCCACATCACCGTCGACAAGAACGGCGCACGCTGGTCGGGCCGACTTGAAGACGTCACTGTCGACAACCGCGAAGACGGCTCAGTCGTTCTCGTCGCCAGGTTCTTGCATGACTACGAGAACTTGAAGTGGTACCAGATCTGGTCCAACGCTTTCCTGCCGGCAGCGGTGCAGTTCCCGCGAGTGTTCATGCTTGCCGGAGGCGCACGTTGGGCACTGCTCACCAGCCTGTTCCTGCAGGTGATGCGCGAGCAGACCTCGGCTTGGCACCTGCCCGACGACCCCCTACAGAAGGCTACGTGGGGATCGGGCGGACTGGACATGTCCAACTGGTCCGTCGCTGTCCAGCCGCACAGTTTCATGGACGACCTCAATGAGGGAATCTTGTGGGGCTTGGTCATTTCACGGTGGCAGACGTGGCACGACGTAGCGAAGCCGATTCTCGAAGACGCTGAACTGTCGGTCGTTCCGCGGCGCTACCTCGAAGGCGATCCGCCTCCGTGGCCCGGCGCGAACCTGCGTCACGGCTGCCTGGTGATCGACATCGTCGACAAGTCCGGTTACTACACCGGCACCGCCAATGGTGGCAATCAGTGGGATGGCCTGCAGCGGACGATCGCGAACTTCACGTCCGACTTCATCGACAGCACCGAGTCGCTGATCAGTGACACGAACATGCCGTCCGAGTACTCGCAGCCGGACTTCAAGAGCACCAACAAGATCGCGCCGTATGTCTCCTACCTAATGGGTGACGAGACCGGCATCCAGACCTCGAAATTCACCCGCATTCCCGCCAAGGGAATTCAGGTCAACTGCGGTGGTCACTCGATGCCCGGCGTGAACGAATTGATCTCCGCGACAGTTCAGATGGTCGGCGACCTTACCGCGATGATCCCCGGCGTTCCGCCTATGGGCGGTGTTGCGGATGCGGTACTCAAGCCGATCTACACCGACACCCTCCTTGCGTGGATGTCGGTCAAGTCGAATCAGCGTGCCGTGAACTCGGGCTGGTCGAGATACTTCGAGTACTTCCAGGATGGTGCGGACAAGGCGTACACCCTCTCGTCGCTGATGGTTCTGCGGCAGGGGTTCTGGGCTACCCGCTCACGGTTCGCCCACGAGGTTGCGATCCTTGACGGCTCTCCGTGGTTGATCGGAGATCGCGGGCAAGGTCACCTCTGGCTGTCGGATCGCATGTCCGCGCAGATCACCGGCGACTGGACCGGAGACCTCTACGTCGACCGGGTTCGCTCAATCGTCCTCGCATGGGATGAGAACAGTCCGGCCGAGTGGGTTCCGGTCATCGGCGACAACTCGGTTCTCAAGGATCCGGCGCAGCGCGCGATGGAGCAGCTCGAAAAAGCAATGACCGGGCTGTCCATGCTCGGCGTCTTCTAAGGGAGCGAAATGGGATTCACCTTGGGCGAGATGCCCACACGCGACAACTGTGATCCGAACGATCCACGCGAAGCGTTCCTGTGGATGCTGATTGCACTCCCAGGCATGAAGGGTGCCCCAGTTCCGTGGCCGATCGAATACTTCATGGAGATATCCGAGCGGCTCTGGAACTGCGGCGCCAGGCCTGGGATTGGCGAGCAGACGATCTGGTACAACCCACCGCAGTCGGGTGACATCTCGCCGATGTTCGCTGCCGGCGCATGGGAGGACCATCCGCCCGAGGTGCAGGATCTCGGCATCGACCTGAAGTCGCTGGGCATGGCTGTCCAGCGTGAGGTCAGGCGTCAGGCGCTGGAGCTCGAGCCCGACGCACCGACCGAGGTCGAGGCTCCGGCGACGGTGACAGAGCCGGCAAAGTGGCCCGAGAAGATCCGGGTTCACTACCTCGCAAAGAAGTTGGGCTCGACGTCGGCGGATGTCCTTGCGGTGTGTGCCGAGATCGGCGTGCCTGCGAAGTCTGCGCAGTCCAGCATTCCCGGCAATCGGTGCGCGGCGATTCGAGATCAATTGCGCATCAACGCGCTGCTTGCGCAGCGCCCTCGACCTGGAGGTCACCGATGAAGGTTCTCAATCATCAGTACACCGTCCAGGAAACTGGGTTCTGGTGCGGCCCTGGCTCGACGCAGATCGTCCTGACTTGTCGAGGCATTGACGTGCCGGAGCAGCAGCTCGCGCTCGAGCTCGGCACGACAACGAACGGCACGGACTGGATCGGGCAGATCACTCAACTGCTGGCCCGGCGAACCGGGTTGCCGTATGTGACTCGTGAGATGCCGAACGACCCACCGACGCGGGCGCAGATTGATCTGCTTTGGAATGACATCCGAGCAAGTATCAACGCCGGCTGCGGCTTGGTGGCGAACATCGTGGCGCCTGCCAACAATCACCCTCCTGGGTATCCGAACTACACGATCTATCACTATGTGGCGATCGTCGGCTATGACGAGAAGAACGGCGTCTACGTGGCTGATCCGGCACGCTTCGGCGGGATTGAGCACTATTGGCTCTCGCTGGAGAAGATGGCGTCGCTGATCTGCCCGAAGGGGTATTCAGCCGCGCCCACCGCGGCTCCACCAGCATCTCCGGCGCCTGCTGTCGATGCATGGCTTCCAGTCTTCGAACAGTTCATAGGGCCGGTGAAGTAATGGGCAACAGGCCGATACCGGATCTCACCCCGCCAGGATTCACCCGCTCCGCCGACCATGGCCGCGTGCACTCGCTGCATTACCCGGACGGCACCATCCGTATCAGGCATGAATGCCACCGGCCGAGAGATGGCCGGACGTTAATTCACGCGCCGACGTTGACCATCCCCGGACATGTCGTGGTATCGACCGATCCGGTGACGATCACGCCGTCGATCCTGTGCTGCGACTGCGGCATGCACGGTTTCCTCACCGATGGAATCTGGAGGGACTGCTGATGGACGTTCAAACCCTGGCGCGGATCATGGATTACCGCGTGCCGATGTCCCGCTACGAGGAACTGTGCGGGCCGTTCAATGCCGCGATGATCCAGGCCGGCTGCACGACCGAGCGTCGGGCGACGATGTGGTGCGCTCAACTCGGGCACGAGTCCGGCGGGCTGCAGTGGATGGAAGAGATCGCCAGCGGCAGCGCCTACGAGGGGCGCCAGGACCTCGGCAACACACAGTTCGGCGACGGCGTTCGGTTCAAGGGCCGCGGTCCGATCCAGATCACCGGCCGCTACAACTACGGCAAGGTCTCCGAGTGGGCGCACAGCAAAGGCTATGTACCGACGCCGACCTACTTCGTCGACAACCCCGCCGAACTGTCCAATCCGACATACGGATTCCTCGGCGCCGTCTGGTACTGGACCGTCGCCCGGAACATCAACGCCCTCGCGGACGACGACGACCTGATCGGCGCGACCCGAGCGGTCAACGGCGGCACGAACGGACTCGACGATCGCCGCGACTACTGGCATCGCGCCGGGAATGCAGGCTCCGCGATCCTCCCCACTCAACCTCAATCAGGAGGCAACCCCATGGGTACACCAGAACTCGTTCAAGATCAGCTCTCAGGCCCCGGCGGTCAGGGGTGGCCATTCCTTGGAGGTCCATCCAAGCAGGACCCCAACCGCGCAAACACCCTCCCTGAAGCCGTAGGCGAGGTGCGCGATGCACTCACAACCCCTCGCCCCTCGCTGATCAATCCCGCCGTTTCATTCGATGCGGTGACTTACCTCCAGTTGGTCGACGCTGCGGCGTATCGAACTGAGAAGGCTGTCGAGGAGCTGACCAAGCAGGTCGCGGAACAGTCCAGGCAGATCGCGTTGCTGGTCAAGACGATCGGGGGCAAGTGATGTCGAAACTCGTGCAGGCATTCCCGCAGGTTCGTCTCGCCATCTATGGCATCGCTAGTGCGACGCTCGCGGGTCTCGTGATCGCTGGCGTTGTCACCGAGGGGCAGTCGAGCAATATCCTGAACTACGTCGGCCTTGGCCTCGGCGCTCTCGCAACATTGCTGGCCGGATTGAATGTCTCAAAGCCGCCCGTAGCAGACCAGTCCACAGCCTCAGGCGGGGCTAATGGGTTCGAGTTGGTCCTTACCGGCGCCGGTGGCGGAGGCGGCGGCTCGATACCTGGGGTCAATGACGTAATTAGCCAGGGCATTCAGCAGGTCCAAGCGGCCATCACTCCGTCCGTCGATCAGATCCGAGCGCAGCTGGAGCAGCAACTCGGCCGCCGGACCGAGGGCTAGCTAGTGCCCGCGGGGTTTACCCCCGAAAACCTCTCCAGCCCCTGGATCCTGGTCGGTCTCGTCTTCTGCCTCGTCATGTTCGGCGCCCTCGTCCCACGCTGGATCCACAAGGCCATCGTCAACGACAAGAACAAAGAGATCGAAGCGTGGAAAGCGACAGCAGGTAAAGCGCTGGAGCAGAACTCGGACCTCATCGGCCATTCCACCACTGCACTTCACATTGGCGACGAGATCAAGCGGCTCGCCGAGAGGGGCGGTACCGGATGACGTGGTGGTGGAAACAGAGGCGAGATGCGCAACGGGGGCGCGAAGAGGCTGAGCAGGTCCTCAAAGAAGTGAAGTCCCGGGATCCGTTCATCGCGGAGTTGGGACGTAAGCACCGATTGATGGTGCAGATCAACGGGTTCGGCGAGGACGTCGAGCAGGCCATGGGCAGAAAGAAGGGGCACGCATGAAACTCATCATGCTGCTGGCCGCGCTGGCCGGAGTGGTGATTGTCGGGATATTCGATCCGGAAACTGAGGCTCGAATTTTCTTGACGTCGATGACTGTCCTGGCTTGGACGTTCACGATCATGTATGTGACCCGTTCTCCGTGGCGGGCGACTCAGGGTGGTCGGGCGTTACTGTACACGTCGGCTGCTATCGCTCTGCTTGGCACTCAACTGATTTCGGTGTGGTGGTTCGGAGACTACCGATTCCGTGCCGAGGTCCGAGACCTCGTTGTCGTCCTACTAATCCTGACATTGCTGTACCGGATTCTCGTGCTGTTCCGCATTCAGCAGGCGGCGCGTCGAGATGGCGAAAGTGATCACAGAACTCTCGTTGCGAAATTGCGTGAACTGCTCACGCGCTTGCGGAAACGCATTCAGCAGAGTGCTCGTCGAGTAAGCGAATCGGATTCCACCAAGGAGGTCTAGTCCATGACCATGCCTTCAGGTGGAAACCCACCAGGTTCACTGGCTCCCGGCGGCTTCGCCGCATGGCAGGCGATGACCGAGGCCGACGCGAAGACGATGATGGCCGGCGGCACCAAAGGCGCTTTCGGTGGCGCTCAGAACGCCTTTCGATTCAGTATCCAGTCGCCATTGGCCGAGCAGATCGCGATCACAAACTCGCACGAAATCGAGATCACACAACTGAAAGACGCCTACCGGCAGATGATCCTGCAGGGCGAGGCCCTCGTGTTCACCACTCCGGGTGTCTATTACCCATCTGAGGGGATCGTGTCAGTCGACCTGATCCTCATCGGCGCCGGTGGCGGTGGCGGTGGCGGCAAGTGGGACACCCAGATCGGCAACCGGCAGGGCGGATCCGGCGGCGGCGGAGGTGGTGAAATCACGGCCACAATCCCGGCGAACCTCCTCCCATCCTCGGTGAGTATCACGATCTACCAGGCCGGAGTCGGTGGCGGTCGCGAAGCTGCAGGATCCGGCGGCGGCAACGTCCTGTTCGGAAACTACCTCATCGCAGGCGGAGGGCAAGGCGGCCTCGGCGGCAACGGCAACGACCACCCGACACCAGCAGGAGGCTCCGGACTCATTGGCGGCGGCCTCGGCGGAGTCGGCGGTTTCACGCCGAACACTGCTGGCGGATGGTCGAACTACCCCGGCGAACTTCGCGGTGGCGGAGGCGGCGGAGGCGGCGCAAGTAGCATCGGTGGAATCGGCGGAACTGGCGGAGCATCACCAGGCGGGCTCCCCGGCCTGAATGGCACCGCACCAGCCGAGATCATCGCGACCGGCGGCGGTGGAGGCGGAGGGGGCTACTTCGGAAGCCTCAACGGCGGCAACGGGGCACACCCCGGTGGCGGAGGCGGCGGAGGCATGGGCGGCGGGATCAACCAGACCGGCAACGGCGGCAACGGCGGCATGGGGAAGCTCTTCATCATCGAACGGAAGTTCTGATGTCCCGCAACATCACCCGAGTGTTCACAACCTCGGGAACATGGACGAAAGATCCGAAGCTGTATTCGATCGAGCTGGTAGTTCGTGGCGGTGGCGGGGGCGGGAGTTGGCCGGCGGCGAATGGCAACGGTCACGGCGGTGGGGGCGGAGCTTCCGTGAAGTCTCCCAGGCGCCGGATCGCGGCGATGGACCTGCCCGACACAGTGCAGGTCACAGTCGGAACGGGCGGCCTTGGCGGCAACTCCTCGAATCGCAACGGCGGCGATGGTGGGCGATCTGCATTCGGCGACATCCTCGAGACCGAGGGCGGCAAAGGTGCTACGACCACAACTCGCGGCAAGGGCGGCCAATCGCCATTCCCCGGTGGCGATGGATCCCAAGCCGGTGCGGCTGGCGGCATTGCTTTCAATCCTCGCTACTCGCTACTGGCGGGCGGCGGCGGTGGAGCTGGTGGCGGTAATGCCAACGGCGGCAAGTCCGCTCTCGTTCCTGGCGGTACAGGTAGCCCAGCGTTCTGGCAGACACTCCAGTCCGGCGGCGGAGGCGGGTCAGGTGCCACTGGCGGATTCCCGGCAGGCGGGGGCGGTGGTGGTCAGGCGCCCAGTGTTCCTGCAGGTAAAGGCGCCAATGGCTGCGTGACGGTCATCGAATATCTCTACGACGAGGATTGATATGCCAACAGCAACTTTGATCGACGCCAACTATGGCGGATGCCCCGGCCCCGCGCACCTGTACGAACTGTCGGAACCGTTGGCGGAGAATCGCCGCGAACTTGTCGGTGGGCAGTGGGTGACATTGACGCACGCTCGCGTAATCGTTTGGGTGCAGCCCGCTTTCGGGTCGATGAGCCCTTGCGTGAAGGTAGTCCCACTGCGGACGACAGAGGCGCCAGCACTGAACGTGGAGATGCCTGGTTCGTACATCTTGCAGCATGAGGTGTCGATCGACGAGGCCGCATGGTGGGCGCTGATGACGGCAGGTGGTTACGAGATTGTGGTGCCCGATCCGGTGGTTGACGACAGTCCTGCCGAGTTCGACGAGCCGACAACCCTCGAACCTCTCGCCCTCGACAAGGCTGAACCTGAAGTTGCCGAGGTGATCCGAGTCCACGAACTCGCACATGAACTCGGCATCGACTCCGCTGCGCTCCTCGCCAAACTCGCCGAATACGGCAGCACCATCACGAACGCATCCGCGAACGTCGACCACGACACCGCCCAGATCATGCGCGGCATATACGCAGAGGGGGAGTCGTGACCGTTGTAAGTGAAACCCTCACCGACGCGGCGGGCAATCCTGAGACCAAGCCGCTCACTTTCTTCATTGAGCAGATACGTGAATCGGCTTCAGGCACTTCGACGATCAGCGTCAAACGCGTCGATGCGCCCGTTGTCGGCGGAGTCCTGACAGTCAACCTCGACCCAGGTCCGGCCCGAGTCGAATGGCGCGGCAAAACCTACGCGATCATCGTCCCGGTTTCCGCCACTCCTGTCAGGCTCTGGCCTCTCATTGATGCCGGCCTCCCTGCGCCGGGACTTGGCGAACCAGGCTTCGTTCGCAACGCGGGCGGCATCGCACGAATCCAGCGAACCACCGTCGCCAACTACGCGGCGATTCCCAGCAAAGACCCCGAGACCCTCTACATCACTTTCGAGTCCTAGGAGACCGACATGGCAGTTACCGCGAAACTCTATGGCAAGGCGCTGCAGTCTGCCTTCAATGGTGAAATCAACTGGCTCAGCAATGCCTTGAAGGTAATGCTCTGCACCAGTGCATACACCCCAGATCAGGACACCCACCAGTACAAGTCGTCGGTAACCAATGAAGCGTCCGGCACTGGTTACACTGCCGGCGGCGCGGCGCTGGCGACCCCGACCGTGAACTACACCGCGGGAACGAACACCCTCGTTCTCGATGCCGCTGACACGGCATGGACCGGATCGACGATCACCGCACGATACGCGGTCATCTACAACAGCACGCCCGGCACTGATGCCACCCGCCCGCTGATCGCTTACGTCGACTTCGGCGCTGACGTCTCCACGACCGCCGGTACCTTCACAATAACTTGGGATGCAGCAGGTTTGGTCACGCTCACTGCCGCTTAACGGAAGGCTGACCGATGGGGTTGTTCAACAGAGGTCAGTCGATCTCCGGAATGTGGCTCGACGGTAAGCCTGCGATCCGGGCGTATCTCGGTGACGTGTTGGTGTGGGATGGGACGACGCCGGCGTTCGTGAATGTTCCGCGAGCGCTGGCGTCCGCCCTGGCGGTTGCTCCTGCCATTCGAGCGGATGCATCCATAACCGCAGTCCGCACCTTGGGTTCATCCGCTGCGTACGCGCCGTCGCTCACCGCGTTCGCGACAGTCGGCCCCGAGACCGCAGTGATCGTGACAGCCCAGGCCGGCACTCCGGCAGTGCGTGCAGATTCGCTGATCCTGGTCGATGTCATCACGGTTGCGGCGCAGGCACTACCGGCAGTGGCAGCTCAGTCTTCATCGGCCGCGGTTGAAGTGCCATCCATTTCGGTTTCCGTCAGTGCCCCCACTCCGACCGTCGCGGCACACTTCGCGACCACCATCCCGGCGATCGCTGTAAACGCCTCCGCACAAGTTCCGGTCATCACCGCGACCGGTGCGGCGGTGGTGAACGTCCCAGTGTCGGCAGTCAATGCCACGGCTCGCGTTCCCGTCGTGTCCGGCAACTCGTCGGTCGCCGCGTTCGCTGTGACTGCTGACGCAACCGCGAAGACGCCCGTCGTTACCGCATCGTCCAACGTCTCTCCACCGAAGGCCGCTGCCACCGGGCTCGCTCGCGTGCCAGTGGTTCAGGCAAACAACTTCATCACGGTCAGCATGACGAAGAATGGCGACCAGCAGCTCGCGGCATCGACGTGGGCGGAAGTCGGACCGTGGACGGCGGGATCGAACTCCACTGTCACCGGCAACGCACTCCGAGTCAACGGCTCCGGCAACGCCACCATCCAGGTCGGCTCCGAATGGCCCACCTCCACTTCGGTGAAGGATTGGCGGGTCCTCAAGAACGGCACCGTCGTCTGGACGAAGGGTTCGGGCACAGGTTTGACGTTGGCGGACACGTTCGCCCTCGCGGTCGTCGACGGAGATCTGCTCACATGCGAGGCATGGAACAGCTCCGGCGTGACAGCGAACCGCATCGTCAAGACCGGCGCGAACACATACCTTCGCGTCGTGCCGACCTAGGCCAGAAAACAACAACGCACCACAGCACCGACAAGGCGCCTCTCGCAACTGGCGGGGGGCGCCTTATCGTGCATAACGGCGGCACCTCAGATCGAAACAAAAGCCCCCAACCTCATTGCGAGGTTGGGGGCTTTTCGTCGTCTTCAGGTATGGCTAACTCAAGTTCATCACATCGCCGACGACCGTTCCGTCGTCCTTGACGATGCCTTTGCAGTCAAAGGTCGAGCGGACCAAGGCGCCGAAGCCATTCTGGGAATCCACCCATCCGCTGGCGATGTGACTGTAGTGATCACCGTCTGGCGTCGCCGCAAAAGCGAGATCCCCGAACTCGGCGGACCCTGGAGACTTGAGCCGGTTAGTCACCTTCTCGCGGCACTGGTCGGCCAT